TTCTTGATCAGAAAGGCACCTCATCGTCGATCTCGACCGCAGCAGCCTTGGGAGCAGCCGCTGCAGTAATCGTGGCAGCCCCACCACTACGAGGTGCGACAGATGAGATCCAGTTCATGCCAGTGCCATCGTCACGCTTCATCAGCATGACTTTGATCTGCATAGGCTTGTTCGTCAGCGTGGCCTGTAACAGATCATCGCTTGGAGCTTTGCCTGATGCCTTTAATTTGCCACCAGCATTGGTATCAACGGCGAACAACATCTTCTTCGCCTTATCACGCTTTTGTACAGGGTTCTTAGCTTGCGGATCTTCGTCGTAAACCCACAATTTCTGAAACACCTTACGGTTTTTATAATCTGCAGGAGCAACAATCGACCATCTCAACGAGATGTATCGCAGCCCCTGTTGGTTAGTTTCGATGCGCGCCTCGTCAATAACAGCCACAACATCCGTTTTATCTGGAATTGGCTCAATCGAACCGCCACCAGTTTCAAACTTGCCGCCTGTCTTGACGATATCATCGCCGTCTGAGAGTTCCCAAAAATCAGCCATTAGACTTGTCCTTCTTTGTTACAACGGGGCGTAATGCCGGAATAAATTCTGCCAACGGGTTTTCGCCAATCTTGACCGTAATAGGTTCTGATATCCCGTAACGGTTTTTACTGACGTTCGCCGCCGTGGCATAAGTGATCAGAATGCGAGTGCCATCACTAATGGCCTTCTTCTTCTCACCGTCACCCGTCGTGAAGGTTTCAAGCTTTAGGAACCCAACTACATCGACGTCGTCGACATAGGCAGGCATGCTCTTCTCATGAAGCCGCAGCGTGTAACGCATATAAGCATCATCATCCGGTGGCTCGATCCGTGCCGTGTCCGCGTGGGCAATGAACACAGTATTCATGCCACGCTTATCAGCCAGAATGCCGGCCGCCTTACGCAACCGCTGGTGCATCCCAGACACCGCGTCACGGCCTGCGCCGTAACCGCCTAGAGCCTGCTGAATGCCACGCGGCTTTTTCGGGTCAGTATCGACTACCCATTGCGTAAACATACGCTCAAGCGCCGTCACCGAATCAATGATCACGGTCTGATAATCGTGAGGCTCATTGATCAATCCCTTAAGCTGCTCCCAAAGATCTTCTGGGCCAGTCAAGATAGGAAACGCATCAGGACGCATGTTTGTCGGAATAGCTTGTAAGCCATCCTCCGCACGAATCACGATGGGTTTTGGGAACGTGACAGCCAGTGTGGTCTTACCCATGCCGCTGTCACCACAGATCGTTACAAGCACCGGACGATCAACCGGTTTCGATATGCTATCTAAAATGCCCATTGGCACACTCCTCTTCTTTCAACGGGGTTGACATTACAGGGATGATTGTGTGATTGTCAACACCTCAATGTGGAATAGGGGCTAACAAAATGGAATACCAAGATTACCCGCTCGAGCGCATACGTCGCGCCTTGGCTGATAGAAACTTAGCAAAAGTCGCTACTCAAACAGGTCTGCACGAGAATACCATCAGGGCAATTGCGGCCGGGAAAAATACAAATCCAACGCTCCAAACACTTGAAAAGCTAATAGATTATTTGTTTCGTCAGAAAGATTAATAAATGCTGTACCGCGCTTTTTGGGAGGCGGGTCATCGCGTTTTTGGGCTTCATCCAGTTCGCCGAGACGGCACCTGTGGATGTAACCATAAAGATTGCAAGGCCGCAGGTAAGCACCCCCTTACCGCTAATTGGACTTACACGCCCGAGTGGTCGGAAGACCAGCTTGAGGTGCAAGAAGAGCTTGGGAACTTTGCCACAGGCTACGGCGTTTTAGTCTATAAACTATTGGTCATCGATGTGGACGCCCGCAATGGAGGCGTCGAATCATACGCGCGTCTTGTCGAGGATTACCCAGACGTGATGGGCGCGGGCCTGATTGTCGAGACGGGCAGTGGCGGCGGATCAAAGCACCTATACTTCAAGTGCGACGAGGGCCTCGCTCTCGTAACCAATCTGCCGCAGTACCCCGGCATCGACTTCAAGTCATCAGGCTTTGTCGTGGGCGCAGGATCGTTGCATGCGTCTGGCAATAGGTACAACACCCTGTACGGTTCACCTGCGGACATCGAGCAGGCTCCCGCGTCCTTAATTGAAGCCCTTCGCAAGCCAGAACGGCATCGCGCGGACCTCGGGGGATCCACGATCGACGTGTCTCACGAGGACATCGCCGACATGCTGTCCTATATCAAGCCAGACACCGACCACGAGACTTGGGTGCGATGCGGTATGTCAACTCACCATGCAACTGGCGGCACAGGCTTTGCCGTATGGGATGAATGGTCTGCCAAGGGTAGTAAGTATCCCGGCTCAGACAACCTTGCAAAGCGGTGGCACTCGTTCGGCAAGTCCGCTAATCCGGTTACCCTTGGCACACTGGTCTACTACGCCCAGCAAGCCGGATGGGAACAACCCGTCACGTTCAAGCCGAACGAATCGCTCGAAGAGTTCGTTGTGCCTGAATCCGGTGACATAATCGACATTTCCGATATCGACATCACAAGACCGCCGGGGTTTGTTGGAGAGGTTGCTAAGTGGATTGAGGACCAAGTCCGCTACAAGCGCGAAATCATTTCTATGGGCGCCGCCCTTGTAACCGTTGGCAATCTTATCGGCCTCAAATACCGCGATCCTTTGGCGCAAACAACGTCGAACCTCATTGGCTTCTGTGTCGCAGGATCTGCCACGGGTAAAGATAGCATATTGGAAGCATCAATCGAGATCCTTACGATCGTCGGCCTACAGCGCGCAGCCTACGGCACCATCAAATCCGAACAAGAAGTTGTCAGAAATCTCGTGGAGCATCAACCGACGCTTTACCTTCTCGACGAAGTTGGCTTCCTTCTATCCAAGATCAACAACGCGAAGACTAAAGGCACTGCCGCCTATCTCGAAGGCATCCTCGGCATCGTGATGTCGATCTATTCCAAGGCTAACGGTGTGTTGTTGGTATCAGGTGACGTTCGCAAGGAGATCCGCAAGCAGTTAGTGGCCGAGATCAACCAGATCGACAAGCAGCTTGACGAAGGCCCGAACGCCTTCTTGTCAGCCCGTCGCGCGTCGGTGGAAGTGGGCCTCGAGCACATACAGACTGGCATCAAAGCGCCCTTCTTGTCGATCCTTGGCTTTACCACGCCCGTCAACTTCGACGGATCTGTGAACTTTGAAAATGCGACCAATGGCTTTATCGGCCGATCGATGTTGTTCATTGAGCAAAATTCAACGCCGCCAGAAAAAGAAGATTTTTCAAAACGCGCAATGGATGAGGCGATGCGGAACTCTATCATCGAGTTATCAACGGGTGGGTCTTATAGCCTCATGGAAGGCCGCATCGAGAACTATGGCGAAAAGATCGCCATACCAACCACAGACGATGCCCGCATGCTTCTCAAGAAGGCCAACAAGTGCTTTCAGCATCTCGCAGAAGACCATGCCGAGAAAACAGGCCTCGAGGCGCTTTACCTGCGCGCCAAGGAACTCGTCGGCAAGATCTCATTCATCATTGCCACGCCGTCGGGGTTACGCACCGTTGAGCACGTTCGCTGGGCTTATGCGTTGGTCAAGAACGACGTCGACACAAAAGCCAACCTCGTCATCGGCAATGATCGCGCGAAGGATTCACCGGAGAGGGCTTTGTTCTCCAAGATTGATAACCTCCTTAAAGACGATGACGGCAAGACGTTTGGTGTTATGCTCAATCGCCTTCGCGGAGTTAAGAAGGACGAGCTGGAACGCGCGTTAGAAAAGCTCGTTACCAAAGGTGCAGTAATTGTCGAGGAAAGCGTTCATCCTCGTCGCAAAGATAAAATCCAAAGATATAGAAAGGCATAGATATGAAACAACTGTTTAGATTATCATCAGAAGTTTTAGATGCTTTGACTATTAAAGAAATGAAAAGCACGCTTATAGATATGATGGAAATGGGTATCGCTGATGTTCCATATAAAGAATTTGCAATTGAGGTAAATCGTAAATTTATTTCAAAAATGATGAATCTTGAAGATGAAGATTCTCAATTACAAAT